ACATTGCCTGTTTCGAAATCGCCTTCCATGCTGTTTTGGATTGGCGAGCGAACAAAGTGCTTAAAGCCGTTTGGTGCATCCGTTTTAATGAAGAATGCGTCTGTGTCGGTCAGGAAGTGGTTAACCACATAACCGTCAGGAAGCATACCCATGTTACGGATAGCGTTGGTGTCGTTATCTGCAGTTCCAGGACGCAGATTAGTAGCCATCAAACGCTCAGCCACAAACTGGAGGTTGGTAGGAATGATCAACTTCATACCACGCAGAGCGATTTTAAGGCCGCGCTCGTCGATGAAGTTAGAGATGTCAATCAGTGACTGCTCAAGCGAAGTTTCGTTGAGGTCAGCCGCAGTTGTCAGCTCATTCCGGAATGTACCACCACCTGTGGTTGGGTGATTTGTTGCACACAATTCTACACCGTCACCAATAGCGAAGTTAGAGTTAAAGGCGTTGTTAAGAACAGCCGCCGCTTTAACTTGCTTAGTATTCGCCATTGAACGAGCAAGCGCACGAGTGTAGCGTGAGCTGAGGCGGTCGTAGAGGTTATCCTCAACAGCTTCCTCAGTGATAGCAAACGCCAGTGCGATTGTTTCATGGGTGTAGCGAGATGTGAAGGCTTCGTTTGCGGTATCGTATGATACTGCCGCACCTTCACCTTTAGTTGGAGCTTGACCGAAGCCAGCGAGCATTACCTCTTCTTCGAAAGCCCGATCAGAATTTTCGGTTTCGTAGATTTCGGCGTGTTCGTTGTCGTAACGATCGTATTCCATGCCAAACAGAGCGTTAAGTCCAGGCTCAAGCTCTTTCAGCAGTTGACTTCTAGAAATAGCCATCAGAGAGCCTCCTTAAATACCTGTGCTGGTGTTGTAGAAGTGGTTGTTCAACTTCACAATCGCCAACCGACCAGCTACAGTGGCATCGTCGTTTGAAGGAGTATCTTCATAACCGACAATACGCATATTGAGAGTAGCTGTTGTAGCCGCAGTAGAAACAGCCAGTTCTGCGCTGGAAATACCAGAAGTCGCGTCACCTGATGTTGCTGTTGCGAAGTTAGCGTTTGCGTTGACAGCCGCCTGAGTTGCCGCCGCATCACAATTGATCAAGAAAAGCTGATCAGGATGTGCCGCAATAGTACAAGTTGCTTCAGTACCGCTCTTTACAGAGGCAGTTCCAGGCCACTTGTTAGTGAAGGTAGGAGTTCCATCAAGAGCGATGTACTCACAACCCATAAACGCACCGAGCAATGCTACAGTACCACCGTTAGCTGCACCTACAATATCCACAAGACCATTGGCAAGGGGAATAACTGGGCTACCCTGATAAATCACAGAGGAAGTTCCAGCTGTTCCCGCAGTCTGGATTTTGAAGGTCATCATACCGTTGGTATTTGCACCAGCTCCGAGCATCTTATACGGACGAAGTCCGAAAGCCGCATCGATATTAGCCATGCTTTAGATTCCTTCTAATTATCGGAGCTACCTTTAGCCCCGAAAGTTACACGGGATTGCCTATCTGGTTTAAGGATAGGCATTGAACTATGCTCTTCCCGCATTAAGTCATTATCAACCGCTTGCATTTGATCCGCGGTTTTGCCACGGAAATAAGCATCACGCTCTTCTTTTGACTCGAGTGGGAAACGAGCTAAGAGTAGACCGCCAACTCCAATAACCCCCGCGTGTTTACCGTCTTGGATGGTAGGGGATTCAAAGTCAGGGAACTCATCTGCGCGAACAAGATCAAAGCCTTCGCGTAGGCGAGCCGAAAGGTTCTTTTTATCATCTTGACCCATGACTGATTCACGGATCCAACGATGAACATAGCCTTCCGGAGCTGGGGGTGCATCCAGTGTGGATGGAGGTTGCCAAGGTTTGCGGCGTGAGTCTTTCTCACGAGTTTGTGCTGTGCGTGGGGTACGATCCATGATCTATTCCTTCACGAATTAAGGCGAGCAAGTTGCTTCGCGTATTGTTCATAACTTACACCAAGTTTATCAGCTATGGCAACCTGTGAAGGACTTAGCTTGATTTTTTTGCTAGAAACCTTCCCAGACGACCGTGACGCTGGTGCTACTGGTGATCGTGCATTAGATGGCTGTGATGCCCTGTTTTCCTCAAATTTATGGGGAAACTCTTGGCGTATACGCCGATCCAATTCCTCATAGTACTCATCACTGGTAGGGTCAAAATATTCTGACTCTACCAATCGTTTATGAATACTAAATGCTGTAAGTGTCATTGGTTCATCTTGACCAAACCACTCATTTTTACGAGCCCAAGCCTGTGCTTTAGGGTCAGGCTGTGCGGGTTGTTGCTGTGCCTGTTGCTGAGGTTTTGCTTCAGCTGGCTTAGTTTTACGCTCTTCATACTCAGCTTTTGCAACAGTAAGCCGCTCTGACTCAATAGCCAGTTTAGCCAACTGTTTCTGAGCCTCAATTTGTGCATCAACATCGCCCATGTTGATAGCATTAGTAAGTTTGGTTTTAAGAATCTCTTCTTGGGTAGAAACACGCTGGTCATACTCAGTTAGGTAAGACTCATCAATTTTACTTGACCGTGTTTTTAAATCTTCCATCTGTTGCTGAACTGATTTAGCATAATCAGTAGCCGCTTTTTCACGGCGTTCAGCTTCACGCATTTTATAGGTTAGCTTTTCAATGCGCTTTTTGACCTTGTCACTATAGCCCTCAAGGTCATCTTCGGAAGCTTCATCACCACTATCGGGGGCGGCTTCCGCTTTTGCTTCTACCTTTTCATCGGTTTCCGCAGAATCCTCAAGTTCTACCTCTACGGTATCCTCGAGTTCTTCCTTTACATCTTCTTGCATAACTTACTCCTGTTATGTATGCAGAATATCTTCTGGGTTGTTGATCTTGGCTAAGATCTCGTCGTCATTAAGCAAGCGGACTTCGCCGCCATCGATCTTAAAACGACTTCCGGCATATCTGCCGAATATCACCCAATCACCTTCCGCACACCACGCACCAGTTTCCCCGAATTTATGAGGGTCTTTATATGCCAACGGACCAACTTTCATCACATAACCACATACTGTAGCTAGTGCTTCACGTTCAACCGCTTGGTCTGGGAGGTAAACACCGCCTTCGGTCTTTTTCTTACCCTTAAAGGGCAAAATAAGAATACGCCAGCCAGTAGGCTGAGGCATTTTTTCCACGGCAGGGGTTGTTGGGGAGTTTTCTTCTTGTTTCTTTTTAGCTTCTTGAGCTTTTGCAATGTACTCAGGTACATAGAGGGTGCTAGTCATGATCCACCTTTTTTAGCAGGGCTAAAAGCTCCTGTTCAATGTTAGCAAGCTCTGCAAGACGCGCTCGCAGTTCCTTGAATGCGGAAAAATCCTCAATTTGGCCTTCAATTATTTGTTGTCCAATGAGCTCTTTCCGTTCCCTAATTATATTAAGGAGTTTTTCATGAATGTAAAGGTCTGACATCCTATTTTGAAACCTTTTTCACTTTTTCAAATGTGCGGAGGCCACCCAAGCCAAGCATACCCATCAAAACAGTCATAAGAGAGCTCATATCAAACTCAGGTAAAGCGGGTATTTCCACTCCTGCCCATGATACACCAAACAAAATCAATGGATTTAGCACAAAATGGTAGGCTAACGCGATACCACAAGTCCAACCAATAAAAGGACGCCACCCCGCCACAAACAAACTGCGGTGCTGTGCTTCCATTTTGTTGACTTCAACCTGTGCCATCGCCGCTTCATGTGCGGCTTTTTCTGCCATAGTCGCAATTTCATGCGCCATAGCGTTTTTGGCATCTTTGTCTTCAATAAATTTATCCAGTATACCTGTAACTGGACCGATTAGTGCTTGTAACATACCCTACTCCGTTTAATACACTTCCACTTTGTTACTGTCTATCCTTACTGGTTTGCAATATGCGGTAGCCATATGCTCTGCAGGAACGCCACTAATACTTCCGTAGTTGCCGTATCTTTTTACTACCCTAGCCGCAAAGTAATTACAGTCATCAATAGACCGAAAATACATATCTTGGCTTTGCACCTTTCCACCTAATAACACAACCAGTAAAAACGCATGGATCATTTTTTATCAACAGGTTTGACCTCTACTGACTTATGCTCATGACCCATCCATATGCCAAAAACGCCCGTCATAACGCCCATGACAACGGAAACAAAAGCAGATTGCGGCGCACTAGGGTCTTCTAATGACATAAACCACTCAGCGCACCGCCACGACATAGCCGTACTAACCAGCATCATAAAACGAGGCAGGATCTTCCACCGCAGAAATTGTTCTACGGTTACAGGCATTAACGGACACCCTTAAACTTAGTGCCGCGCATCGCCTTACCGCCACCGCGACAAGAGCTTGACTTTTTGCCTTTTTTAGCCATGCCACCTTTTTTGTAGCCTTTGCGAACCATACCGCCGCCCATATACTTTTTACGAGCCATGCCACCTTTTGACTTTTTGTCTGGCTTTACACCATACTCCTGGAACAACTCAGCATCGATCTCAATGATTTTATCCATATCGTCGTTTTCTACAGCATTGCGCCGCAGTTCCATTAACTCTTCCATTCTCATATCATCAGCCATGCTAGTCTCCTTAAGGCTTCTGTTTATTCGTTAAAGATTCCTGTGCAATACTTTTAATATACCCTGTCAATTCATCTGGTGACATACTGGTGTATTTAGAAGCGATTGTATCTAATTCTGCATCTGTTTTAGGTTTATTTTCTGTTTTGTTTTCGGGTGATTTATCCAACCCCCATCCCAATTGACCCGCAATCTGGTTGCCTATTGAAATAACGTTTGCAACCCCTTTATCTATACCCATCACCTTAGGGGCAACTGCTAAAATACCCAAAGGCGTTGTTTCTCCAGGAATCATACGCTTAAGAATATTTTGTTGGAGGGTATGATATGGACTAAAGTTCGCATAGTTTTGAAGCATTATGTTGGCAAAAGACATAGGCGAGGTATACGCAATATTGCCATAAGGGTCTAAATACTGACCTGTAGGAGTAAACTTCTGCACAAATTGTTGAACTTCGGGATTTTTGTAGTAGTCGTTACCACCACCGCCACCAACTAAATTGTTTTGGATCATCCCAGCGGCAAGCATATTCTGGAAAATGCTACCACCGAGATTGATGCCCCGAGCTTTTGCCCGAGCCATTTGGTCTTGCACATAACCTAATACTTTGTCGTCAGAAGAATCGCCACCTGTCTGTTCTTGGTTGCCGCCAGTGTAGCCTGTGTCTGATGCTGTGGTATTAGCACCAAAATCCTTATCACCTACATTGGCTCCCATATCAGCCACTACTAACCTCCTCTATTCATAGTGCGTTGCATAGCAATTTGCGCTCGCATAGCGGCAATATCCTCAGTGCTTTCAATACGCTCCCGCGCAATAGCCGCCTGTTCGTTGGCTTTTTGCCTGTTAAGCTCAAGCTCCATTTGGTCTTGCTGTGCCTGTTGCATTTGCTCTTGCTGGCGCAACTGAAGTTCCTGTTGCTTGAGGTCAACCAATGGATCTTGCTGACCACCGCCCAATACCTGTTGTTCTTGCTGGAGGTATTCAGTAATCAACTGCGTTTCAATTTGCGCTACCATTGCTTCGTGCATTTCTGGCGGCTGTTGTTGGGCGTTTGGATCCTGCATCATTTGCTGGTCATGCACCATTTTAGCCTTCATACCAATATGCTCAAAAATATGCGTTTGCAAAAGCTGAAGCGCGGCTGGGTTTCCGCGCACTACCATACTTGACATATACGCTAAATGCGCTTGGATATGGGCATCATGGTCTTGCTGTGGGAAGGCTTGTATTTGTTGCCGCCCAGACAAAGCAAGTTGCAAAATGCCGTTTTCCTGTGCCGGACCCATCGGGGTAGGCTGTTGTGGTGGCGGCAAGATTTGCTCAATATTATCCACGCCAAGCGCGGTATACACACGGCGGTAAGCCTCATACTGGTTATGGAGCTGAGGCTGTGCCATCGCCAACTTTAACTGCTCCTGCGCCAGACTTACCCGCTGTGACATACTAAAGATGTTGGGGTTAGCTACTGGAACAATATCAATACGACCATCAAAGTCAGACTGTTTCAAACCCTGCTGGTTATTAGTGACATTGTAAGGGTAATCACCGCCTTCAAGCGAAATAATTTCAGCAAGCAGTTTGAACTCTTGCTTCATTGCATTATACAGCCGCTTATGCACCGCTGACATAATACGGCTACCACGTTCCATAAGGGCTACCGTTGTGCCTACAGGCATTTCAGTATTTTGGATATTACCTGTGCCGATATCTGTAGTGCCTACAAACTTTTGTGCGGCATTAACTACAAAACCGAGGAGTTGGAACAGAGTCGCGCTAGGCTCTTTGTAGGGCAAAGGCAAGAGCGAGCCGCGTAGCTCTGTCCCAACCACATCGACGTCGCGCCACTCTCCAGGTTGAAGGGGCTGGTCGTCATCACGAATACGCAAACCTCTAGCCTTAAATCCCGCTGGCATATTGGCTAATGTGCCAGCATCTACCAGTTGGCGTAGGTTAGCGGTGGCTGTACGGGACAAATTACCAAGCAAATGGATCAAACCATTACCGTAAAACCCTAATCCTGGAGTGAACATATAATGGACAAAATACTGCTTTTTGCGCTTATTTGGGTCATCTTCCGCGTAGTTGCGGTAAATTGACAGCACTTCGCCAGAATCTGCGGAAACCGTTACAATATACGGCAATTTTACCCCTGTAGCCTCGCCAGACTCGTCTTGGTCGGGGAAATCTTCTAAATCTAGGTAACAATGGCACTCATACAGGGTGATTTCTTCATTATCCCCTGCCCTCTCCATACCAGAAAGCTGTTCTTTAGTATCATCCAGCTCACTATAATCACCCTCCCCTGCTTCTACATCAATATCACGGTAAAAACCGCTAATTTGGAGCTTGCGTAGCTCATTTGGGGACATTTTTATGATGTGTGTAACACGCTCAGAACTCGGTAAATCCGTAGCATTATACGGAACCAGCATATCTTCAGCCATTACAAACTTACTAACCTGACGCCCTAGCTGTGGGTCTTTATACACTTTCTTAAATGCGCTACCGCACAGCCCCAAATAGTAAAGCATTTGGTCAAATTCAGCATCGTATTCATCCATTACATGAATAATCTGGTAATTCATGTAATCTTTAATGCGGTCTGCCTGTTTTTCTAGGTCAGGGCTAGTATCGCCCAGCACTTGTGCTCGCACTGGACCACTCGGCGGCAATAATTCTTTATAGGCTTGGCTTTGGAATTGGCTAACGGCCTCGTTCAGCATTGGGTGGATAACACCAGTAGCCCCTGCAAAGGGTTCGGTGCGGTTATCGTATTTAAGCCCTAAAAGGTCGAGTCCTTTAGTGTAAATATTCATCCACTCTTTGCGCGACGAATTATCCTCATCTACTTTTTCTAGCACCATACTAGATATAGCGACTAATTCATCATCATTTACACTCTCAGCAAGGTTACTGCCAAAGCCCATATCTTCAACAGAAGCAGTTTCAGGCTCCGCAAATTCTACTGAGCCATCTTCCATACGCGACATTTCCATACCATCGAAACTTGGTTCGGGGGCAGGGGCAGGAATATCCACCTCTAAATCATCATCAGGCAAAGTTTGCCCAACCAATGTAAATTCACGTTCAATATTATTATAGGCACTAGGTTTTCTAGCCATTCGCTTTCCCCCCTTGAATTACGCGGAAAATGGGCTTGGGGGCAAGGCTCTGCTGAGCTAACTGCACAGCCTTTTTCAAATCATCTAATTTATCCGTAATAGACTTGTTTTCTTGGTGGACCTTCAACATGATCGTCATAATCCTCTGGGTGCTGTATAAACCCGCCTTCGCGAAACCGTCGGAGAGCCTGTGTTACCGTGTCAACGAAATCATCATTTTCGCCAGCCGGAAACGCCGCACACTCCTCTATGACTTCTTCCGCCCATCGTGTATCTGGAGCCCATACTAACCCAGATTCAAGGAGAGGCGCAATGGAGTTTACTCTTGTGTATTTATCATTCCCTCTGGACGGACTATAATTCTGCACCGGAATACCCATACTGCGTAACTCTTGCGTCAACGGCATACCACTCGCCTTGGCCTCAATCAACACACATTCCGGATCCCAATAATTATATTCCTCCATTGCAATACGCCGCAACTCAGGGAAATCCCATCGGCCACGCCGCGCATCACACAGAATAATGTTTGGTGGTTCTCCCTCCTTAGGATAAAAAACACCCCATGTGGTTATAGCACTATAATCAGCATTCGTCTGCTTACTAAACGCCGTATCATAAGACTGCATCACATAACTCAGCGGCGGGATATCTTCCTTCTCCCACTTCTGCCACCAATCACGCTTCAATATAGCACTCGTCTCAGATGTAGGATTCTGTTGCCACTGCGCTTCCCACTTGCCAACAGACAAAGAAGCCTTAACCTTTAACAACTCATCCTTTTTCCAAAACTCCGGCCACAAAACCTTATCATCATCCAATAACGCCGGAAACTCTACCACTTCCCACTGGTCTGCCAATATATCGCGAGCCTGTTGCTTCAACAACTTACCCGTCAAATCTATCTCGGACCATCGCGTCATCACAATTACAATCGCTCCTCCAGGTTGCAAACGCTGGCGTGGACCAGAAGTATACCACTCATACGCATTCTCCAACGCCGCAGGGGATAACGCATCCTGCTCCGAGTGCGGGTCATCAATAATCATCAAATCCGCACCACGACCAGTAATCGCTCCTCCAACACCAGCCGCAAAATATTCGCCGCCAGCATGGGTCTCCCATCTACCCGCCGCACTACTATCCTGCCGCAACTTCACATCCGGAAAGACCAGAGAGTATTCGTTACTGTTCATAAGGTTACGCACCTTACGTCCAAACCTCACCGCCAATTCACCTGTATGCGTCGCCTGAATAATCTTCAACTTAGGGTTCAATCCCATTAACCAACTCGGCAACAAATAACTCGCAAACTCAGACTTCGTATGTCGCGGTGGCATATTCACTATCAACCGCTTAATACTGCCATCTGCCAATCCATTAAACTTCTGCGACATCACCTTATGGTGATTTCCCTCAATAAACTCAGGCCATACCGTTTTGGTATAAGCCATAAAATCCTTCCTCGCGCGATCACTCGAAGCATACTGTCCACTCTTTTCAAGCAAACGAGCATACTGCTTCAATACATCTTCAGGAATAGTCAATGGAGCGTCTGGCATGGGTCATGTCCTACAGCCAACATCAAACAAGCAATCAAACTACATAAATCGCTCTCTTCCAAATATATGTAATGCGTCTGCCCATCCTCATAAAACAAGGTCAAAGCAACATCACCATCTTCACTGGTCGTAACGCCCACATATTCTGGATCTCTGTTCATAAATTCAAAATAGTATAAAAATTTCTGAGGGGCAATGAACCTATAACTCATATTTCAAAAAAGGGGGGTGGGGGTACGCGAATAATTATCTCGGTACTAACGATGTCGAAAGAACCGTGTATACGCCTACGCATATACACCACTCGTCTGTCAAAGGGGGGTGGGGGGTGTGGCATTTTTGCCACATAGCCTAAAACGCCGCTGGGGACCCATAGGCGGCGTTTGTGCGGCTGGCGGTAGGTAACACCGCCAGCCGCTAGGGGTTAGCCCATAAGCACTAGGTTGCCATAGGCCGTGCCGTATGTGTTAGCGGTTTGTGCGCTATAGTTAAAGCCGCCGTTAAGCACCGCCGCCACCGCGTTTTGGTTGGTTGCCGTGCCAGCCGCCGCATTAACATTGGCAAACACACTAGCCGCCCAATGTTGGTGCGCGGCCTGTATTGCCGCCAATGGCACAGGCTTGCCAATAGCGGTTGGCAATTTTGTGCTAATGGCTGGCACATTGTAAACGGTGACACCGTTGGCGGTGGTGGTTGGCACACCGTTAACGCACGCCCACAAAATAAGGCCGCGTGCGCTAATGTTGCCAGCCTTGTTTGGTTGCATGGTGCGCCACATTGCGCCGCCGCCAAACAAAGTGCCGTTAGCAAGTGCGGCTGGCGTTAATTGCAAACCCACATTGCCTAAACCGTTGGCCTTAATAAAGGCCGCCATTGCCGCAACGCTAACCGCGTTTTTAGCACCGTTTGCACCGTTAAAAGCCTGTGCCGCTTGTGTTGTTTTGGTAACCATTGTTAACCTCTTTTTAGTTAATGTGCGGTAGCACCATTGCCCCGCCCCTATTTTATGCCATAGGTCAAATAGGTTTGTAAACCCCTTTTTTACAGTATTGCCAAAATAATTATCAGCAACGCCGCAACACTACCAAAAACCAGCGCAATCATTTGTGCCGCCATGCGCCAATATAGCCGACCATAAAACTGGACAGGCCAATAATAAATAGCAATGCGCTAATGTAATGGTGGAGGGTTGGGATATTAAATGTGTCCACACTGGTAAACATTAAAAAGATACCAGCCAACATTAAATAACCATAGGTAACGATAATAAGCATAGCAAGCTCCCTTGTTTGTGGTTAGGGGTTTACATTGCCAGCCGCCGCCGCGTCTTGCCAGTGCAAAATTGTCACTGTGATAACATGGGAAGTCACGGGACTTCACAAGAGTTCATGACGGTCTTTCGTATTCATATGAGTGTATACGAAAGAGAGATCGTCCAATATCCAAAGGGGACTTATCCATCTATCTATCTTATATGCTCATGTATACCGATAAGAGATTCATCTTCGTCATTCTTCGTCAATCAATCAATCCATCAAATAAAAAAGGGCGACCCGAAGGTCGCCCTCGTTGGAGGTGGAGTGGCTTATGCCGGAATGACATACAGCTCCACGAAGTTTTTGCCCCATGTCGCTTTCGCGCTGGCTGACTGTCCGCCGTTAAGCGCGTCAAGCAAAGCATGGAAGCGACGCGCCTTAATGGAGCGGTGAGCCATGTCGACATCCTGCAGGGTGACCGTTTCCTTACCGGAGTTGATCAACTGCCAGACTACCTTGCCACGCAGGACAGACTTAGGTGACCCGTCTGCGTCATACAAGGTCCGCTTGCTTTCAAAGGGGAAAGGCTGTTCCGCCTTTGGGTCAACGTCGGCAACAATGCGGACACCTACATTATTAGGATTGCCACCTGCGTGTTCCTGGACAAACTTAAAAATGTCCTCGGCCGTTACGCCTTCGCGCTTGCGCTCCTCAGGCAAGGCATTGATGCCTGAAAAAGTGATTTCCTGAGCGACTTTCTTAGTGACTGCTTTAGCCATAATAAGTTCCTTTCTACGAACTTGCGAGTCCAGCACCATTGCTGGCTACCCATATAGAGTAGCAAATGGACCTTCCTTTGTAAACCCCTAAATTGTCATAATGATAAAGAAAGATGGCTACCCGACCAGGAGCGAAGTCATGTGACTTCAGCCGAGTTCATTGGATCTCAGCACCTGGATCGTCGTTCGTCATCAGTCGCTCTACGACCTTCGCCCATCCATCCTTGTCCATCGGCCATTCCATCCTATGATCGTAGGTAGGATCTCCATCCATCAATCTCTTGGCTAGGTTACGACCATCCATAAATAATAAGCTCTGGGACGAAGGATGATGAACCAAGTTCCAAACGCATCCACCAACATCAGTTCTTGAGGTCTGCCATGCTATTTGATGGGGACGCCACTTAGGGAACTTCTTG